TATTAGAACTAAGATGCGTAACTATGCCATTGAGCATTATGGGTCAGAGATAAAAGGGCTAGATGAATCATTAGATAGGACATGTGTGATCGTGGGTATGACTCGCCTCACGTCTGACAGATTATGACCCACCCCCCAGTAACCCGTACGGGGGTTATCTAGGTGGTTTGTTTCCTCTTCTCGAGTTGCAAGATCTGTGTGCGCTGAGTAGTGGACTGGCTGGGGAACCTGGAATGTAGTGGTCGGCTGTCCAGGGATCGTTAGGTCTGTATCCCTCATGACATAACCAGCAGACTGTAGCTGTTTCTCTGACGTGCTTTGCTCTCTTTGCATAATCTCCTCTATAGTGTCGTCTGTCTTTTCTGCTATCTAGTCGTGCCTGGTATTGGGTCTGATGGGTGGGGCATCGGTTACCTTTCTGTGTTAATAAACCACAATCTAAACATGGTCTTTGGAAGCCCACTCGATGATCCTGCCTGTGCGTAGTGACTTATATCCCTGTATGGGTGCGTGACTAAATGAGTCGTGTTTAACTGCAGCCTCTACAGCTGAGTAGCAATAATCTTCATGTCTTTCGTTCCAGTCTGTTTCGTTAGCGTATGTGATGGCTAATGCTCCTAGACTTATAGATCCACCTGAACCGATAGCCCAATATGGGTGTAGTCGTGATATGCCTAGTGATGCTGAGATACCGAATGCTCGACCATGTGTGACCAGGATAATTTCTGAGTCAGGTAGTTCAGCTACACCATCTTTAGTGTCCAGGCTGAGTTCTTTCTGTGCGCCATCTCTTATGCGTGGGATGACACGTTTAGATATCCACTCGTACCATTTCTGATCTGGTGCTGACTTAAGTGTGTTCGGTACTACAGGATATTTGATTTGGTATTGCAGTACATCGCAAGTTCTATCGGCTCCTGCTGCTGCTATCAACCACTCATCTTGCCGAACTATTTTTGGCATACCCGGCATCGTATGAAAAGATTCGTCAGTTATACCAGATTCTGAACAGATGTATGCGTATTTATCTGACATGGTGACAGCGATAGTAGTCATTAGTCTGCAGCCTCATTCATCGCTTCTATAGTCACTTCGTTAGGTGTATGCGACTTAACATAGGCACGTTTCTTTGCACGCAGTTTTAACTTAGCTGGACTATAACCATTAACTGTGCGACCTGTGTAACGCTTGGCCAAATCCACTGGTCGTTTCTTAAACGCTTTACCATTAGGTCTGTTGTCATTACGTGATGTCTTAACTAACTGCCTACCCTTACCTTTACTCATCAGCTCTTACCCATCATTGAGTTCTTGCCCTGGATAACATCCTGCGCATGTAGCACCCCACCGATAAATGTGACTGGTATCTCATCTCCAGTAGAGTTACGGAAACACATTACCGATATCTCAGCCTCTAATGCTTCGACCACAGCCTCGCGAGTCATACCCACGATCACACATGTCCTATCTAATGATTCATCTAGCCCTTTTATCTCTGACCCATAATGCTCAATGGCATAGTTACGCATCTTAGTTCTAATACGCTGACCTACCTCATCTTCAAATATCTCAGGTGTCATTCCCAGCTCCATAACAACCAACCTTGTGCATGTGCTTCTGTGGGGTGTTCTGTTACCCATATGTGACAGGAACGGCATAGAGTTACTAAGTTCTCAGGATCAGTAATTGACCCACCTCTTGCCCTGGTCTTTTTTTCATGAACGTCATGTGATCTATCAGCTGAGCATCTCTGGCAGATAGGTCGTTCTTGTAGTAATGATCGTACTAAGTTTCTGCGTTTTGTTCTGTAGATTTTCTCTGTTTTAGCTGACCTGTGGCGCATTAGAACCACCATGTGTTATCTGATCTAATACCGAATATGTCGGGTGTTGGGTCTGGTGGTGGTGGAACCTGCTCTTTTCTCAGCAACTGCAGCAGGAATGATAGTAAGCGCATAGGATAATTGTAGTTGTATTACAGTCGATGTGCGATAGTGCGTATGAGTCTACGTCTGACTTTGATATCAGCATGCATAGGGAATACACGTCTGAGTCTTTCTCGTTCTAATGCTGTAAATGAACCCCAGATACCGAATCGTTCCTGCCAGCCTTTTTCAAGACAGTAGCCTCGAACTGGACAGGACATGCATATCTTTACAGCCTTGAGGCACTGGGATGGGATATCTTCACCTGTGAACCATAAGTCTGGGTCATGCTTCCTGCACTCTGCAAACAGTTTCCAGCTGTCAGGTCTAGGACACTCTGCACATATCTGTGTGCCATCTAGAGCGTTGTGTGTGCAGTCTTTTAACATGCGCTAAGTATGGCAGTTCGTTCAGGATAATCATGTGACTGGTGTGCTCAGCGAGTCTGTTTCAGTAATCTAATAATGTAATACATCATGCCGAGTTGAGTAATCGTAAGAATAAAATCCATTATGATATCTCCCAGACTGTTCTCTGAATCCATCCCTTAACATCAGGATCTCTTATTAGTTTTAATGCATTAGATGATTCGTGCCAATTACCTCTTGGCTTCCTAATACCAATCACTTTCCAGCCAGCACCTCGCAAAGATGATCCCGATTCACCATCTTGAGTGTAAGTTATAGCCCTGTGATACCCCATTGCTTTTGCAGCCTGCCATGATGCACCATAAAGAAAACTATTAGCATTAGGTGTACCATCGGTGCAGGTCCTGATAACTTCTATTGTGTATCCATCATCCCAGTGTCTAGCTGAGGGTCTACCAGACATGGCCACACCTACTAATACCCCATCAGCGTTTGATACTCCGATACTAAACTTATGACCAGCTGGTGGTTTATGATGTCGATGCAAATCCTTTACAAAAGTAGATGCAGCACGAAAGGTGATAGGCACTGCATATAATTTGGATTGATTATTACTTTTCAGTAGTCCCACGCCCTCTGATCTGCTCTATCTTTAGCCCATAAATCTGCATCTGGCTCCCACTTAGGCTCAGATTTAATTAACTCATCCCATGACTCGAAGATAAAAGTCACTGACCCATCGTCATTATTTCTAGTAATCACTTGTTTTTCCCAGGTAATTTGTGGATAGTCCAGGGCAGTGTGAGTAGAAATACCCATGTGCCATACACAATAAAGTCGTAGAGTGTCATCTATTTCACCCCACACTCATGTGCTTTACCAGCCTCAGATATGTAACCTCTATGACAGTCCACGCAGATACGCCCTAACTTTTCAGAGTTCTCAGCTACACCCAGAGCATCAGTTAATTCGTTCAGTAACTTAATTGCATGTTGTCTGCTCATAGATATGCGTGATTCTCGAACATCTATGCAATCCATCATCTTCTGATACGCAGAGTACTTATGGGTACTGATCCAGTACAGGGCATGAGTGTGGATGGTGTCGCTGTTTATCATCGCATTAGCGACTCTGAGCATGATGGGTGATAATTCATCGACATCCATGCTGAGGGTAATCATGTCGTCTTTTCTATCGAACTGCATTAGTAATCTCCTTTAGTAGATAGTCGGGTATGTCCATTATTGATTTGCCATTAGACCTGTAGATATCTCCATCAGGATGCATGGATGGTGGTGCGACCACATAGCCACGATATTTAACATCTACGCCATCTAGACATTTTGCTTTTAGTTGTAGCCCTGCAGCGCATTTAAAGTAATAGTGAAAACCATTACCTGTACGAACGACCATCGTCTCATCATAATAAAGATGATCCATCCATCCTAGAAAAGTATCAGCATCATCAGACATATTTCTGTAATCAAAATCTAGGACTACCAACTGAGACATTTCACACGCTATGCCGATATTCATATCTGGATCAAAATCTATCCAGTCCTGTAGCACAACATGGTCATTTGTAGCGCTTAAGTGTCCACGTTCTGCTAATCGTGTATATGGTTCTTTCTTATTAGGTTTAATTGGTAACACCCACAGTCCTGCATCTAGATATGAGTGCGCTAAGTCCAGCCCAGATAATTTAACGCTCATCTTTTAGCCTCTGCGCAACTTTACGTTTTGATGCCCTAACTGTTTTAGCATCTAACTCTGATGCGATACCTATGGCTATATCTGTGCATCTCTGCGCTTTTTGTTTAGTCGGCGCAGTCACAGCTAGATACATCGCTAACTCCAGTGCATCCACAGCGCTTAATAATTGTGTGGTCATTTGCTATCACGCATCTTCAACAATTTTGTCATGATGGCATTTAATGTGTCGATACGTGGATCTGATTTATCATCCTCGATAAGACCCTGCACTGTAAACATAAGTGTATCCACCATGATATTGATGTCTAATCTCGTTAATGCTGGCTTGCTGTATTTAGTTTGTAACATTTGCCTTTCTCCCTTTTCTTAGGCCTGCCCAGTGACATGGAACGCAGTCCACCCCACTAGACAGGAGTCTTAGTTGTTTATACGAGTTCCTCTAGTTCGTTAGTTAAGTCCTCTATCAAAACTTCCAGCTGTCTAGCACTAATGATTGTGGACATCAGTCCGATTAGAGCCTCGACAGCGTTATCATCCCATCGTTCCCTGATGAGTTTTGCGTACTGATTTAATAATTCTGGTGAGATATCTGTGATTATTTTGTAAGTCATGCGCTCACACTTACACCGAATTTAATGCCCTTAACTTTATTCAGGATATCTTTTGGTGCGTAATACTCTTTATTAGTTTTGATATCTATAATGAGTATCGGTTTTGCCTTATTAACTTTGCAACCACCTAATCTGTAGGTCGCATCACTGATAACGATTTCTGCACCGATAACATCATCAGCATTAACTACATCGAAAGCCCAACCTGCATTCGTTACCCATTGTTGTGCCTCGACTGATGCCAGATTCACACCATTAACTAATTCTACTGCCACTGCATCTATCTTGTACTGAAAGGCTGTGCCGTATTTGACACTCTGCTTCTCAGTCTTAAGATTATGCTTTTTTAAGATTTCGCTAATAGCTGTTTCAATCTCCTTAGCGATAACTTCTGCTTCTTTCTTACTTACTGGTTCTGCTGACTTAACTACTGACATATTTGCCCCTTTCTAGAGCCTGTATAACAAGCGTAGCATTTGTATAACATAGGTCAAGTGTTTCAGCTAATAATCTTTTAGGGTGTGTCTAAGCGAAAGTCCATATTGTCTGTTTTAAAGGTATTTATCTCATTCTTTACATTCAGGCAGGTCTTGGCAGGCAGAGGATGGCATATAAGCACCACCCCCTAATTACACCCAGTGTAGGTATGTATAGGTATCGGATGCTGACCCTAAGGTCAGAAGAACGCCATATGTGATGATAGCTGGATATATCGGACATAGGTTCTCGGTTTTATGCCCACCATGATCACTCGCAGATTCACGTATATCTGCACGCCCACGTAGTCTAAATGAGTGAAACGTCACCCTCTAACGGTGATTAACTGGATGACTAGGCCAGCCAGAGATTTTAAAGAGCCTCTGTCGCTCTATTTAGTATTTGCCTCATCAACAGATACCATACGATTAACTATCCACGCAACTACCGACACAGTTACAGCGTTACCTAATTGTTTATATCTAGCTGAGTCGGACTGTCCAGCTGTCCACCCATCTGGAAATGCTTGCAGTCTTTCACACTCAGTCGGAGTAAGTCTACGCACTGTGCCTTTAGTAAATAGTGTCTGATCATTAGATGTAGCGATAGTTAAAGATAGATCCTCACTCATCAGTGGACCTTTTCCACCCCCGGGTTTCCCCTCACGATTTCTCATCAACACATTAGGCTGATTATCTGGCAAGAACACTGTGCCGTAATGGCTGGAGTCTGATGCAGCACTAGAAAGAGTTTGATTCTGATTAGATACAGTCTGATTATATGTATCGAACGCTATGGGCTGAGTCACTATTAAATCTCTTGCATCTTTGTAATCACGCTGTTTCATAGTAGAGGCAACACCAGTGTCAGCATAATCACCTATACCCTGCATAGTCGCAACTCTTGGCACATAAGCAACAGCCTGTGCTCCAGTCGCATCTAATGTATATGATGGCGCATCAGTAACGCCCACACCTAAACCATTTTGTTTCTTTTCTATATCACGACCATCTTGTATAGGTAACGCGAGCATCGGCACATTATTACCACCAGTACCCCAACGTGCTTTCATCGTAGGTGACTGATCATAAAATCTGACATCAGCATTTCTCGTAGCATCAAATAATTGTGCATCTACTGAGCTATTGCCATTAACGCTTGATGTAGATAATCTGGTAGAGTTTTGTTTCTTCTTTTTGCTCGGCTCAAGATGCCCTGTGCGGCTTTCTGGCTCAAATAATATTTTGACTGGACTTCTGTGTTCTCCAAGACTTGCGACAATAAAGACACGTCTGCGGCGCTGTGGCACTCCGAAGTGCTGAGAGTCCAGCACACGCCAGGCGATGCCATACCTGCGTTCAACCAACGCTTCGATGACGATACCCAGATCTCTTCCTGACTGCGATGACAAGAGTCCAGCGACATTTTCAATGATGAGATATCTCGGTTGTGTTTCATCGACCAGTCGTATGATTTCCCAGAAAAGTCCAGATCGGCTTCCAGCCAAACCCTTACGCAGTCCTGCAACGCTGAGGTCTTGGCATGGGAATCCAGCTGTGATGATTCCTCTATCGGGAATAAATCCTGTTGCTCTGAGTTGTTCACCTGTTACATCCTTAATATCGGTAAATAGTTTAGTTTCAGGGAAATGCTTAGATAACACATCCCTGCATTTATTGTCTATCTCTACAGATGCGCATACTTTTACACCTGCATTACTAAGTGCTAAATCAAAGCCACCTATACCTGCAAATAAACTGACAGCAGTTAGAATAAGAAATCGCCCTCTAATCTTTTCTTAGATATCTGCACATACTCAGGATTTAACTCGATACCTAAGTAATTTCTTTGTAATTGTTTTGATGCTACAGCTGTAGTACCAGCACCCATAAAGGGATCAAACACGACACCATCTACAGGACATCCAGCTAAGATACAGGGCGTAATCAAATCGACAGGGAATGTGGCGAAGTGTGCCTCTTTAAAAGGTTTAACACTAACTGACCAGACACTGCGTTTATTTCTTTTAGTGCCAGACCAGGGTGCATTACCTGACAAGATATCCTTAGGTGCTCCTCGTTCTGTAGCTGGTTTTCTCGCACTATTACCTGAGGTTTTATGTATGGCATCTTCTTGTATAGCCTCATGGTCAAAGTAATAACTTTTAGATTTAGACAGCATAAAGATGTATTCATGAGATTTTACGCATCTATCTCTAACTGGCTCAGGCATCGGGTTTGTTTTACTCCAGATAACATCCTGTCGCAAAATCCACCCATCATCTTTTAGTGCCAAAGCCAAACGCCAGGGCATACCATAGAGATTCTTATCTTTATCGTAAGAGTCACCCAGATTAACCCATAAAGTGCCATCGTCTTTTAGCACGCGCCTGCATTCGTTAAATAACTTAACTAATTTAGATATGTACTCATCAGGTGTAGACTCTAAGCCCAGCTGAGCATCATTACCGTAATCACGCAGACCATAATACGGTGGTGATGTAATAATCGTGTTCACATAACTATCTGAAATTGTTTTAATTAGCTGAGCATTGTCACCCACTAATATTTGATTCAGCATGCTATCCAGACGATTGCTTTATTACCATCGTTAGTTAATCGCTTCATACCTGAGTCAATAACCCAGCCATCTTTAACTAAACCACATCGACTACTAGATGCGGTCTGATGCTTCCAACCAGTAACTTCTTCTATTTCATGATCACACATACCTAACACACCAGACTCCTGTATTAGGTCATATATCTTTCTACGCTTAGTACCCGATTTAGGTATTAACTTCTGCGCAGATAAAATAGATGTCTGCTGATAATTAGTCAGCACCACATCTCTATCTATCGGTTCTCTCATATCTATCCCCTTTCTTGAGATGATATTTATCTCGCCAGATTTTCTTCCAGCGAAGCCATGTTGTAGCGATCAGTCAATGCCATTACGACAGCATTACGCTCCACATCAGTAAGATAATTCAAATCCTCGAGTTGCACATTAGCTGAGCCTGTCACCAAAAACCTAAGTATCTCGATAATAATCAACTGTGTAGGTGACCACTCCTGAGCATCTATGTACTCCCAGTTAATTTTCCCTAATTCAAAATCGCATTGTGCTAACGCTGGATGATCCCTAAGAAATGTGTAACGTGCTAGCAGTGCAGAAGAATGGTGTTTCATGGTTTTGCTCCAGTCATCATCTGGATTGCTAAGCGAATGACCTCAGATACTGTGCCGTTATGCTGTTTAGCCCACGCATGCACAGCTGTCATCTGTTCATCATTAAGTCGCAGAGCAATCATGTTTGTTTTTTCAGCCATTTATTCCTCTCATTTTCTTAATTAGTGTATGACATATCTAATAGGGTTGTAATACGCGACACGCGATTTAAGTAAAGGGCTGTGAAGAAAGGGTGACACAGCCCTAAACCCAGTCCCTCGCCAGAGCGACTGTCATCCACCTAGAGGGTGCTAGGTGAGGTCTTTAAGATTAGCGCGTACTTTCTGTGTACGTATTCTAGCCCAGGATAGATAGACCAGTAGATCATCTATTTCTTCCAGTGCCTCATCGAGTACCTGGTCGATAGACTTATCCTCTATCTTTTGCCTAGATCCTTTATCGTACTGTGCAGCGCCTACACCAATAATTCGGGACTCTAATGAGTTAATCATGTGACCTATGGCTTTTGCTAGCTGTTCTGATGTCATAAGACTGCTAGATCACTCCACTTCTTAGGATCATGATGCCCGATTAGCATAGTCAATGTGCCTGGTGAGGTGGACCACTGTGCTGTGGTATCGGAGTACCATTTGGACCCACCACTAGGTGAACCGTCTGTGTCCAAAGATGGGGCTTGGAAGTGTTGAACGCCACCATAATCTGTCATCTTTAGATGATGACGGTGAGCCGTTATCCATATCTCAGGTTCAGCTCCCACCTCTTTTAGCTGTTTCAGTGACTGACCTCGAAGCCAATCTATTTCTTTACCAACCATCTTGTGACCATGATGGAATGCGACATTTACCCCAGAGATTTCACTCTGCATTACCATCTGATCATGTGGGATATTCCACTCATCTATTAAGTCTGAGCCATCTAGCACACGCATAAGTGCATCAGCTAGAAATCCATCAGCTGAGTCAGAATCTGTAGTCATAGATTTATTACCTTTGCGCTGCCACTCACCATGATTACTGATACACGATGTGAAACTGGCATATTCAGCTAAAGGTGCGAGCGTTTGTACACCCTGAGTCCATAAATCAAGGGCTAGACGTAACTGATCACGAAGCCCCCCTTGAACGGAGAAGAGTTGAGATGCGTACATGCCATCGCAAGCCTCAATTGGATCCCCACAGTTCACGATGTGTATGCCCTCGATATTTCTGCCTAATTTTCTTAACTCTTTTACACGCTGCACAGTCTTATCAAATGATTCGAGTACACGTGCAGTTGTAGCCTCAACACCACCCGATGCTGACTTATATAATTGCCAGTCAGCCCAACAGACTAATAATGTGCTCGGCACGTCATCTACAGGTTTTGTAATCTTAGATGGTTTCCATTTGCGTACATGTTTTCTAATCTCATCTATATCCACAGTTGATATAGCTGTAGATAGTTTTCTTCTAAAGGTAGCCTTGTATGCGTAAAGCCAAACGATGTCACGATCTCCCGATTCGGTGCGTTTGCTTTGTTGCCACTTTGACATCTTCACCTGATCGCCTACAACCTCAAATACATCTGGGTCTAACCCGAAGCCTCTCAAGATAGGTGACCAGTCCTCAGCTATGGGACTATCAAGAACACCTGTGTAGAGTTCTCCACCATCTAAACTGATTTCAGCCCAGGGCTTTTGTTTATCTTTTAAGTTATCGGTGCTCGAGTTTTCTATGTCATCTATTAAGGACATATGCAGCCACCATGCGTTAATCTCCTACGATGGCGATATAAAGATGATGCAGAGATTTCGTATTTATGGTCTTTGAATACTCTGTATAGGAGTGATATTTGGTACTCAGGGTCATCTATAGCTGTAGCGACTTTAGTGCGCTCAGGTTCTTTTAATTTTGATAATAGGCGCTCCACTGCGCATATTTTATTGCGATAAGTTTTAGTGTTTTTTACTTTGTCTAAATCATCTAATAGACTCATATGATTATCGTATCGTATTCTTTTGCTTTTCATGATGTGACATCAAATAATCAACAGATTTAAGTAATGTTTCTATATCATCACCTAAGTTGCCTAGCCCCATGTTGCATCGACTACACAGCAGGCCTCGCACACACTTACCACAGGAGTTACGACCTGGACAGCATGAGTGATCATGGTCTACAGATAAACCACGACTGTCTTTATGCCCACAGATAGCACAATTACCATCTTGTGCTACGAGCATCTCATCGAACTGGACATCAGTTAAGTTGTATTTTTCTTTTAATCTCTGATACTTTTTGTACCCTTTATGAATACGATAATAAGTTGCTTTTTTTTCTCTGTTGATTTTGTACCAGGCACGTGCCTTACGACTGTCGCATAATCGGCAGATGCGCTGCATCCCATCAGGTCGGGATTTGTCGCGAGCATAATCGTGCGCAGGTTTCTCTGTCTCACATCTAGGACAGATTTTAACGATTAGTACCATCCTTTCCTGTCATGATGCCTTAACGCATTACACGCCCCAGCATCCTTAGGTCCAGATGAGTATCGCTGTTTAATATAAGCGAGTCCCCACTTAACCTGAGTGACAGGATTTGTCATCGCATCTAAACCAGCTGAATACATCTTTGATGCTGGTAATGCCTGAGGTATCCCGAATGCTCCAGAACTTCTGTTCTTAGCACGCCAGGGTTTCTCATGCGTTCTCCACGATGACTCCCGATCCCATAACTCATCCAGGCACTTCCATTGCTTAGATGAGAGCTGAGACTGGGCATACACCCGATAATGTGCCGTTTCAACACGCTTATCAGGGTCTTGCACAGGTGCCGTAACTGTTATTAGCAGATCTAGCAACTGGCTCCTTTGTTAGAAGTTAGGTGAGTTCCAAGGATCTGGTTTCTCACCTGTGGTGCCTCTTAGTTTCTCTCGAAACATAGAGTTTGATGCCTGACCTTGTGTGAGGTCATTTATCAAAAGTGATGCACTGGCTTTATTAGGGATACCAGTCACCTGGTCGCATCCCATCTCCTGCCATGCTAATTCTGTTGCATGCTTGATGTCTACCTGCATCTCCTCAGCGATATCTTTCAGTAATTTCTTTAGGTAACCGATTTGTTTATCTGATGCATCAGCTCTAGATGCAGGACCATTAGATATTTTCACTCCAGACCATGAGTACGGCTCAGTCGCTGGCACATCTGCCACACGCTCAGTCTTAGTCATCTCTTCCAAACTAGGTCGAGCACCCTTAGGCGCAAAATTTAAGTTGGCTAAACAACGCCCGATAGCTGAGGTTTCACAATTTTCTAGGGCTGACTGACGATTTACAGGATTAGATCCAACACGTTCCTCAGCGAAGCCTGTTGATGCTGGTCGTTCATCTGCTGCATCACGATACGCAAACGCTTTCACTATGAACATTTGGTCTGAATGTGCGACTAATTCAGTCACTATCCTGCCGTTTTTGAACTCACCATAAAATCTGTCTATTCTTTTCTCAACAGGTTCATAATTGCTTAAATCGAATGCCATCTATATATCATCTCCACACGTGCATAGGTAATGCTGACATGTCGTGCATCTCTGCGCCTCATTATCAGCCTGTATCTGTAACCACTTAATCTTGGCAGATAGGGCTAATTTGTCCCATATGCTCGGATCAGTAATCTTGGTCATATTTCACCTTTCTATAGTGATAATGACTTTATACAGACGGTCTGACAATAGTGGCTAATTACTAGATTTGATGGATTTCTCTAATGTGTCCACACGCTTATTTATAGTCTCTAATTTTGCCTCAACACGTTGGATGCCCAGGGCTATATCTGGAAGTGACCTACCACCATTACTACCAGGCTGGATAAGTTGTGTGTGCTCAGCTATAGATCTTTGAATAGGTTTTACCACCACATAACGATGTGTGGCTAATAACAAGGCACCAACAGCTGTAATAGCCATCGCTACCTGACCTGTCAGGAGTATGTAATCAATTAGAGTCATCGGACTCCCTAATCGGGAAAGATATGAGCCATACTACTAGACCGATGATGATTAGCCACCCTGTAACTATCTTTGCACTGCCATCGAGTGTGAAATAGGCAATTAAAAGGCCAACATATGTCCAAACATCACCAGTCATACCAATAAAGTATTTTTTTAACCAAATCATTTGTTTCTCCTACTCATAGCGCCTACGGCAGATATTTGTGCTATCTGTTGCACTAAGACTGCTGCGATAACCACGCCCTGTGACTCTTCGCGTTGCTCAGGTGTCATATCCGATCCCACATTTAATATCGCTTCAGTTGCTGCAAAGACTTCGGCAATGCCAGGTATCTCAGCCAGCGCAGTGGGTATCTCTAATTCTAGAGTATTTTCAGCTATGTATTCCTGAATTATTTGTTCTTGCATTTGTTCCTCTAATTCCTCTACACTTAACTCAGGTTCGATAATAGGAGTTTCAGATGGCTCTAGTTCAACTACTGGCTCAACTATCTCTAATTCTGGCTCTACTATCGGTGGCAGGCTTGGGGCTGGTACTACGATTTCAGGTTCCTGAGTTGAAGTCGGTGCGTTATCTGAGTTATCTATTACTGGTTCTGGGGTTGCTTCAGGCGTTAATTCTGGTGTCGGGGTTGGTGTAGGTGTCTGGGTTTCTGTTTCTGTTGGTGACGGTGTTGGCTCTGGTGTGGGTGTTTCACTCGGAGTAATAGTTGGTGACGGTGATGTTAATACAGCACCAGACCATGTAAGTGTGTAACTACCTGTCGGTGTTTGATTACCATTAGTGACAGCCCACGCATATGATGTGGCTCTAATAAAATATGTACCAGCATCTAATGGTAAAGATAATAATGAGGCCAGATAATTTGTAGCTGAGTGCGCACCATCATCGTTAGCGCCTAATTTAAGTGTGTCTTGCCATAACTCCACCCACGAATCTATAAATCCAGAAGTTTGTGGAGTACCAGTAGTAGTCTGCACTGTTACAGTGCTAGGAGTTTCTACATTTATAGGCACATCTACATACGGCTGCTCAGGTGATAACTCTATGAGCACATCATCAGCGAATGCACTAGATGACATCATGACAGCTAGTAGTGCTAATGGTAGTAATAGTCGCAGGCGTAACCTACGAATCTTATCTCGCTAAGATCTCGGCTGGGTCACAGTCAGCACCAGCTGACCATCTAATGTTGTCGCGCATCTCGAAGTGTAGGTGTGGACCTGATGAGTTACCAGTGTTACCTGACTCAGCTATGTGTTGGCCTTTTACTACAGCATCACCTGGTTTAACTAATGACTTTGTAAGATGTGCGTAGATAACCCATCTTTTTTGATCATTAACGGTAACCTGTTGAACGATTTGTGTGCCATAGGATTTACCCCAGTTTGCGTTAGCGATTACACCATCATCGACTGCGAGAATATCTGTGCCTGATGGCACTGCGAAGTCCACACCAGTGTGATAGCCACGACTCCACATCTTGCCTAACTTCTTATATTTTGTGGTTATCTTGCCATCTTTAATGGGTAACGCCATTATTTAGTTTCATCTTTCTTATTAGCACGTTTAAATATTGCATCGACTTCAGCCTGTGTAAGTTTTCCATCATCCAAGAACGCTTTGGCCAAATCTGTGATCACACGTGAAACTGCAAGCCCCCCAGCAATAGCAGCCGAGTTTATAGGTGCGACTCCAGCGAATGCGCCAACACCGATGGCTGGAAGTGCTGTGGCTAGAAATAGAGCAAATGCTCTCATTACAACATCTTTAATAATTGTGATACTCATGAAGTCTCCTCAGTACGATTACCTAATTCTACCCCAGGAGTCTGTAATGCATTTACCACTTGTTTAGCGACAGGTGATGCTAACTCTGCATATATCGCTGTCGTGGCTGGTGAAGCGTGGCGCATAAGTTTAGATACAGCTAATAAGTCACCACCAGAAACGGAGTAGCAGTTAGTAGCAAAATAGTGACGACCCGAATGCAGTTTCTTATTTATACCTAATCGTCTTAACTCTTTACATGCATAAGTTGATAAAGTGTGTGGTTTAACTGTTGGCCATAATCTGCCCAGAGTCTTATATGACTTAATCATTTCCACGACAACTGGGTGCGCTGGTAATGCTAGATCTGTGCCACCTTTGCCATGAGGGATACGTATCATGTATCCATCCTGATGCTCCTCTAAGTCAGCACCACAGGTCAAAGATATTTCTGCTGCTCTGAACCCTGCAAAACATGACAGGATAAACCAGTCACGCATAGGGCTGTCAGCTGATTCCATAATCGTGGCCACCTCACCAGCTGTAAATGGTCTAGGCATCGATTTAGGTTTCCTAATGCGTACCAGTTTCTCAGCAGGGTTATGATCCTCAGGTACTAACTGCAGATGTATTAGATGCCTGTAGATCATCTTGTAACGGTTACTATTCGTCTTTCTGGTGGCCTGAGCAGGCGATAGCATAATTACCTGCTCAAGGTCATCAGTGGTAGCGAACTGTGGATGCACACGCTTAGCGAGCCTGTTTATTAGATGCTTATCAGTCAGCCATAACTGTCTCTTATGACCTAATACCTGAAAGCGCCTATGGTATGCCTCTAATATCTGTTCAACTGTGTACCAGGGCTCACCTGTTACTACGGTGTCGGTTTGGATATTGCCACCAGTCTCTTTAGTTTCTTATTTAATTTAGACATTTCACCTTTAAGTCTTTTAATTTCAGCTCTAATCTCTTTCTTTGTGACAGGCTCAGACTTAACCTCAGGCACATACTGGATCACAGTATTAGTGCCACCACTAACTGTTACCACTCTTTCTATAATCTGTGGTGCAGGTGTAACGGTGACTGTAGGTGTAGGAGTTGGTGCTGGAGTATAGGTGCCGTTTAGCCAGGCAGTCCAGTCATCTCCACCAGCCATCTGTAATGACCATGCTTGTGATGTCCAGCATGTAGTGATGTATCCACCACCCATAACACCCTCACCAGTCTTTATCGGGTACTGCGCTGGACATGTGATATCACGTGTCTCACGATAACTACCTGGAAATGGTTCTGTAAATGCTAATGATGGTGATGCGATAAGTGCGCAGAGTGTTGTAGCTGTTAATACTTTGTATTTCATTTCATACCTGCACATATCTGCGCAGTGTAATAGTTAGTACAGATAATACTGCAGAATTACAGTATTGAGTTAATTTCTTCTTCTGTTAGTCCAGCGATCTCAGCTAATTTGTTAATCGCATTAGCACGCGCAGTTCTCTTTGCTTCATACTCGGCTTCAAGTAGTAATGCTTCTTGAACGCGTGCATCTCTATCAGCAATAAATTCGGCTTTTGCTTCTCCAGTTAATTCGACAACCATATCGTCATTGCCGATAAATATTTGTTCTTCTTTTTTATTGGTTGTAGCCATAAACCCTCACATATCCAGTTATATTTCCAGCAGCAGGTAACAAAGTAAAACCAGTATAAGAAGTTGTGACAGTTGTTAAGCCAGAAAATGCTTGCCAATAACCATTATTTCTTGAACCACCTTGATTGAAAATTTGGTCATATATTAAACCTGTTTGTTCGGTTGCAAAAGGGTCAAAAATTTGAATACTTGCATATCCAGGGTTTCCATCAACATCTAAAACGTTAAAACCAGCAGCAGTTGTTGGTGTTGCGTTTTCAGCACCAGGAGTAGCAGCACCAGTAAATTGAGTATAAGAACCACCATACATATAACTTGATGAAGTTAAATCTGAACCACTAACTCTCATTCTTAAAGATAATTGCGTTGCAGAAGAACAAGATGCTTTAACTAAAATTTGATAATTTGTATAAGTTGCACTAAAAACATCATTGATTGATTGACTGGCTACTGCACTAAAAGCAACGGTTGACAACAACGTCAAACCTTGAGCTGATGAGGCAACAGTTGGAAAGAAGATTGCAACACCAGTAGAAGTGAAATAAAGAGTTCCACCAGCGTTTTGTGCTAATGCTAGAGATCCTGAGGTTGAAACTGTCGCAGTACCAGCTGTAATAGTGCAAACACCTGCACCGATGTTATGAATCCAAAGTGTGTCACCAGCAGCGAATAGGCTGGTATTTACAGTGATAGTTGTAGCTGTGGCTTTATTCATTACCACGCGAGTGCCTTTATCGGCCGCAGTTAATACATAGGAATCAGTTTTGGTTGAAACAGTTTGATTGTAATCATTAGCCTGTAGATTATTAACTTGTGTAGCAGTTAATACCTGACCTGCTGTAAATGTCTGTAATGCCATGCTGCTCCTTAAAAACCTAGATATGCATCATCTAGTAGACCGAATACGCTGTCATCTAATATCAGACTTGCAAAGTCTAATGTTTCAAAGCCATATGTGATTCGATGTGACATAGGTCGTATGTCATGATCTATAGCGATAATACTAGCGTATTTGTCTATCTGTGTCCCAGTTTGATTAGGCGTAAACCTAATGCGTGCTATATCACCTATTTCTAGCCCAAGCACAGATGACTGATTTGCATTAGATAAATCCTCGAGTGCCACAGTCAGACGATCAAACCTGTATTCAGGTTCAGAATATTTACTTAATAGAAAACTGGCTAGAGATGATGCATCAGCATCAGTGTCCATTAAAAGACCCTCTTGCACTAATGCCACGACACCATACTGGTTCTGGCTATCTGAATCAGATGCTGTAGCTGTACCACCGTTATTACGTTCTATCTGCACGAAGTTGTATAACAACTCAGAGCCATAAACGATTTCTACTCCGACAAATGGGATACCTGTGCCAGTATCTGAGAAAGTAACTAGGCCTGTAGATGTTGGTGCATCAGTACGATCTCTAAATGTTACGTACCCATCTGCACCCATAAATAATTTACCTGGCTCAGAATAATTAACTAACTGCAAATATTCCAAAGCATTAGTTCCATCAGCTACGACATCTGCCTGTAATGTGGTCGCTCCTGCATCTAAGTCTCTTAGAGATGCTGGCCAGTCCACAGATGCACGATCTAGCACAGCACCGATTCGTGCTCCAGACGTTTGTGAAACAGCCGTATGTGCTGTCAATACTTGTTGCGCTAGATATGTGAAACCATCAGATACGACAGCACCAGCAGTCGAATACCCTGAAATGTCATAGTTAAGGTTCCAGTCATCCACAGATCCATAAAAGACAGCTGAGCCTGAGGTAGTAATTCTGACAGTACGTCTAGGGACAATTTGCCCATAGTAGGGACTAGAAGCATTAAGAGGATCAAACGCACGATCCTGATTTATGAATAAGATATTAGAGTTACCTGCTGTGAACTTATCTAACTGCCTGGACTTACCACGATTAACACTGACATTTAGTACTTTTGATGAGACATCATAAAATAAGGTGCCACCTAATGTGTAGGTCGGGTTATCTAACACACCCTGAACAGCATCATCTAATATAAAGAACGGTCCACCTAGAGCTGATAAATCAAATCCGATTTCGACTTTAGTAGCTGGTGCTGGCATTAGGCACTCGCAAAGACTGGACCTGAGGTTTTTTCAAATTTCTTAATAGCATCCACGATAACTCTGCCGACTGCTGCACCATCAGTTCCTACACCAGCGTTCACAGTGATATTAAATGTGTTACCTATCGCTCCACCTGCTTTATTTAGAGGGATGATCGCTTCAGGTCCTGCTTCACCAACAAGTCCCATCATAGGTTGGGTGACTATCCCACCCTGGGCAAACTTAGTAATTCCATAGGCTTGTGCTAATGCTGTGTAAGATCTAGCAGCAGCATCAGATCTGCCACCTAACTGTGCAGCGATTTTTGAAACTGCGCTGGTGGTTAATTTAGATGTGTCAATTTTTGGTCTAGGTCCAGGTGTGTCACCTTTACCTGATGGGGCGATATCGGTGGCAGATGGTGTAGTGCCTGTGACATCTGTCAATGCTTTATATGCTGCTCGCGCTGCTGTTAATTGTGACAGGATGCCATTAACTAATGCTTGTGCGCTATCCACACCAGCCTGATAGAAGTTCTGTGCTCCCTGCATACCCACTTCATCAGCTACGACTGCGATGGAATCCACTAATGTATTTATTTGCTCAACAACTGTGGTACCACCAGTAATAATCTGGTCAGCTATAAGAGTGCCAGACTCATATCCTGCATCTAATACCTGTCTAATACCACGCTCAGATAAACCTATCTGTATTAACTGTTTAATTTTGTCTGCGAATGTTCGTGCTGCAGTGGCCTGACCTACTAGACCCTGTATGAAGTTACCTGTCTCTAAGGCTTTACCAAAATCGACCACGTCAGTTACTGATCCCGAGATACTGTCCTTGAGGTTATCAAACTTACCTTTTACATCATCTAATTGTTGCTCAGCACTTTGCAATGATTTCTCTAAGTTATCAACTATTGCTTTTGCAGCATCCTCGGCTGCTTTCTTCTGCGCTTCCATAGCCTTAGTTAATTTGTCTGCCTGCTTTGTAGCCTTAGCCGTAGCGATGTCATAATCATCTATAGCTGGGGTTAATGATCCCACAGCACTGGTCACAGCACCGATAGCATCTACGTTATAGTCCAGCGCATCTCTGGTCTTTCTGTTTGCTGCTGCGAACGCATCTATAGCAGCATTAGCATTATCGAAGGGTTTAGTGAAATCGACCTGTGCTAATGCCTGTGCATCTTTTTTAAAGACTCGTATAGCTGGTAGAAGATATGTGTTATAGCCTTTAACGAACTCATTTACTAACTTAGTTAGCACATCAGCAGCAGCATTAGCCATATAAACAAACACCTGAGCGATTGCTGCAGCAATATTTATTACTGTCAGTTTTAGATATTCAAATCTTTGGATAGCCAGTGCGATGAGCACAATAGCAGCGCCTATGCCGACAACAATCCATGTGAAAGGATTTAGTGCTAGAGCGATATTAAGTCCAATAACAGCAACTGTAGTTGCTGCTATGACAGTGGCCAAAGTTACAAAGATATCTGAATTATCTTGTATAAACTTAAACACCTTCTCGACCACAGGTGCTAGACGTTCAAATGCTGGTAGTAACGCATTACCTAATGCCTCTTGTGCCTCACCGAATGCTATTTTCATCTTTTCAGTTGCAGTCGCTGTTGCTGCTGCTGTCCCACCGACCTGAGTCTCAATGGCCTTAAGAATTACATCTTGTGCCTCGAGTACCTTACCTGACTCGACTAGGGTTTTAATCTTTTCTTTCTCGGCCTCAGTAAATGTGACACCTGATCTGGCCAATGCTGTGATTCCCTTAATAGGATCCTGTAATGCTTTACCTAACTGTGTAGCTGACTGTTCAGCCTCGCCGAAGCCTGCAGCAGCCAAATCGAATGCAGCCTTTGTGGCTCTATCAAAAGCACCACCAGCTGTATTAACTGTTGCAGTGAGATTCTTAAATGTTGCTAATTTTGCCTGGACTAACTTAATTGACTCATCTTCTTTAGCGATTTGTCTAGATAAAGCATCGGCATAATTTAGGACACGATCTGTGGCCTGACCGTAGCCCATCTGTTTTAAGACATTTGAAAGTCTTTTATTTGCTACCTGAGCCTCTTCGGCTGCTCTGATAGATGTGAGTGCGCCAGCTGTAATCGCTGCGAATGCTGCTGCTGCTGGGACTGCTAGACCTTTAATGCCAGCCTTGAACTTACCGAAGCCTGTTTCAGCACGCTTAATATCAGATAGTGCTTTATTTAACCCAGTAGGGTTCCACTGAGACAGAATCGGAATAATAATGGCCATAGTGACACCTATCCTATTCGATTAGTTAGGTTTGGAATAGCGCTCAGACTCAGCTAAGCGCACATTCGTCATAGCTGAATATTTAGTCACAGAACGCTTTAGACCCTCAGTAACTTCATCTACATACTGCTCAGCCACTGGCCATATGAATCGGGATGGCCTCGTACCAAATCTAAAATTTAAGAACTCGATAAGTGCTCCACCTGAAGCCTGGTTACCACTAGGATTTTTACGCCCAGCCATATCTGCTATCTCAATCGCAGCAGATGTAGTGCGTACACTCGCTAATGTAGATAGACCTTTACGCTTACGCGCTGAAACTCTTGCATTAACTCTGATAGATCTAAGTGATGGACCTAATCTGCCACGACTGAATCCTGATGGTAGATTACCTACGACATCACCTCGAATGTGACCTTTAATAGCCTCAGTCATAGGTCTGATAGTGCTAATCATGTCTCTGCGTGCTTGTTTATATAATTCTGGCTCAGTTTGTTTTAACTCAGCTAATAATTCTTGTACCCCAATGATAATCGGTACGTCAATTTTTATTCCACTTGTATCTTTTTTGTTTAAAACCGATGCGCCTGTAATTTTATTTACATACATGCTCTATCTTTTCTGTTTATTAGCCTCTGATGCACGCCAACGCAGATACATGGACATCGTATAAAGCATACGGTCAGTTTCTTGTAATAACAATGACGGTGCTATACCTGTTTCTACAGCCAGGTATGCAATCATCCAGTGCTCGCTCGAATCACCGAGCGGCTTTATTTTGGGTCGATCTCGCTAGCTGTTACACCCTCGATATCGTCTAGCCAGTTATCAAAATCTTTCTTAGTAGAACCAGTACGAGATTCTGAGTGCCAGGCTAACCAGAATAAATCTGTCAGTCGCATTTCTTTCTCAAGAGCAACGACTGACCGATTATATTTGTCCTCAAAAGCAACTAGGTCTTTAGCAGAGCAGGTAATCTCTTTAGGATCACCATTTATATATTCAACGCGCAGATTGATTCTCATGTTTAGACAGTTCCTCTTGTTACTGTTCCAGTGACAGGCCATGTCACAGAAAATGTTGCTAGATCCCCAACGCTTGAAGCGAATGGAGAGTATTGGGTAACTAAACATTCACTTGTGTACTTAGGGTTGGTAGCTGTTACTGCTGTGCCATTAGGAATAATCACAACTGTTGCGATTGAACCTACAAGGCCGTTTAATGTTGCGTCTACTGATGCTGATGCAAAGTCTTGCATGAAGTTCAGTGTGACCGATGCTGACTTTAATCCACCAACACGTGTTCGATATGTTCCACCAAACGCTGTGGTTTCTAAGTCGTCAGCCTCTATTGTTAGTTCTACGCTGTTAAGCGAAGAACCGAATTGTGTACCGTTTATGCTAACTGCATAATCAGTCGCTGCAAATTTTGCCATTTTATTGCTCCTAGTCTGCGTAGCAGAGGACTTGAAACTCTGCTGATAGATATACTACCTCACCTACGGTTATCTGGCCGTAGTTTGTCATCTCTGTCACTCGCAAATCAAAGGCGTTACCACCTAAGGTTCTGTCACTTTGCACTGCGAGTTTTATGCTAGATGCTCCTGTACTTGAACAGTATGCATCCAGATTATTTTGTGCTGATCGTTCATCAGCTCTACCTACGATGACCATCACATTAAAGGAATACGTTTGCATGCCTTTTCTAAATGCATCATCGAATGTAACGGTTCTTGGTATCACGATTGCCACAGGTGGGTTTGGATTGTCAGGCATAGTAGATGCAGTTCTAAGACCTGAAATAGTAGCCAGGTTAGTGGCTATCTGAGTTCTCAGTGTGGTGATGGATGCCATTAGGCGATTATCCTCATACGTCTGTACGCTGCCACTAACTGTTGTACATCAGGATCAAGGCTGGAAGAAACGCGCATAACGCCTAAATCTCCAAAACCTGCAACGCCTAAAGGAGAATCAAGTCTCTTAAATATGCGTGATGCCTGAATAATGCATGCTTGTTTAATAGCGATAGGTACAGCTGGCCATCCAAAGACGGCAGTCAGTTTCACTAATGCTTCGCCACCAGAGATAGGCCAAAGGTAATCGCCCACTGCTCTGATACGTGTGAACGGCCAAACCTGACCGTCAAGGACACCGTTTAATGGTTCCAGCTGATAATCAGTGGTAGCCCAGGTGGTATCAAATACTGCATCAGCATCCATCGCTGTAATTAAAGTGATGGTAGCTGAGGATATATCATCTATCTCGCACACGAAGTCATCTTCGGCTGCATAATATCTAGTAGCTGTTCCAGAGGAATAAAATTGTCTATTTGCGTAGCCGTCTATTAGTCGTGATGCTGACTCGACAGCCATCTCGAGTAAAGAATCATCTACTGAGTCTGTTATACGCAGGGCTGATTTAACCTCGGCCAGTGTTGCGTATCCATTTGTAATCGCCATTTGAAACTCCTATATCTGAGTCATAGTCTATCGGTAAAATCTTCTGCAGTCATAACTCCACGATCTAGTGGTTTTGACCCCAATCGCCCTTGTATTTGATGAGGTAATCGTTTTCTAGTATCAGGTTTTCTCGACCATGTCTCAGGCACTTTCCTGATGCATTTTGATCTTTTAAGTCTGGAAACAGAACTGTTACAGAATCACATGCTGCAACATATTGAGATGTCCACTCATATTCGTAACGAATAGACTCCTGTTTAGTTTTTGGCAATGGAACACCCACACTTAGCAGGGCAGATCTTTCATATATCCCCATGTAACACCCATACCAAGATGGATCTTGATTAAGTGAAACCGACCCATCTACTGAGAAAAGCAAATCAAAGAATGAATCATCTTTTATTACCACAGAATCTTGCAGTATAAGAAATCTATCGAAACCAGTATTTTTTGACATCCAGTCAATTTTGCCCAGCTCAAAGGTAAAATCTGATATGACAATAACCTCACGATTTATGGAAGTTAAACAATCTGATAACCACATCTCGCGCCCGGGGGTGGTGCATACAACTATGGGTATCATATTCTGGTTTTAATTTGTGTGGTAGAGATACCTTTTGTGTATGGTATATAAATTAAACTTATGTTTCTTTCATCTAACCAGTCTTGATGGAACTGCATTTGTGCATAGTAATCTTTCCTAGCCCAATCTGATCCGATAGCAATGACATCTGGCTTACACTTATCTATCGTTGGCTTAGAGTCAGCTCCACCACTGTTCGGTATAACGGCAGTAACATATCTACAGGCTTCTAAGACATCACATCGCTCCTGATAATTCAGGATTGGTTGTTTATTCTTATACTGATAAATAAACTCGTCAGTATTCAGAGCCACAGTCACAGTGCCTTTGACACCAGCTATCTCATGGCATCTTCTCAGAAAGTTAATGTGACCTGAGTGTAATAAATCAAAAGTACCACCAGTATAAACACTTAAAGCCATTTAGTCCCAGGCATTACGTCTCCTACGTCTAATAGTCCATCTGCCCTCTGATAGATCTCCTCGTTGCTCTTTATCGTGATAATACTCTGCGTTGTTTGGAAATGTCTCAGCGTTACATGCTGTGTAACCTGCGTGCAGTGTGGATGAGTTATCGTGTGCTACAGGTATGAATGAGCGATTCGTCTTGATGTTTGCATAGTTACATCGGCGCTGATAGTCGTTATCTTCAAAATATGCAGGATGCAACGCCTCATCGAATAATCCTATTTTATCTACGACCTGCCAGCCGATTGTGAACACGCACCAGGGCTGAGGTGAACCTGATAGTACTAATGAGTCTGTTGTAGCTGTTTCTGCAAATAATTTAAGTGACTCACCTGACCACTCAATATCAAAATTGCATACCATCCAGTAATCAGCATATGGAAATGCTTTGATGCCTAGATTCCACGATGTTGATACACCTAGATTATGGGGAAATGTCCAGTGATGTACTTTACTAATCCACTGATTCCATACAGGTTTATAGTTATTAGACCCACCATTATCTATAATCACTAAATCTTTAACTGGATAATTTACGGATGCAATCATGCGATCTAGTAAGTCATGTCGGGCTAGTACTGGGACTATGAGTACAGGGATCATATTTTGCTTTCTGAGGCCTCTGCTGGTACTCCTGGGCTTTCAATCGACACTGCCTTAACCCCATCCTTCAAAACTGGTGCAGGTTTGCCATAAAGGGTGTTTAGAGCCTTAGTCCAGTACTTGTCAAAGACTGCATCAGCCTCATACTGGGCTGCAAAATCTATCGCCTTAATAGACCTATCATCTGCTTTAATGTAGGCCTCATCTAGAGCTGACACTATTTCAGGTATAGATGGGACATGGAAGAAAGACTTTTGTGGCGCATCCCATAATGGTTGTCCACCTATCAGCCAGCCATCTCCACACAACTCTGTAGATGCTGCAAAGTCAGACACAATAACTCTTGTACCACACGCTAAAGCCTCAATAGTTGGTATTCCAAAACCCTCACCATATGACGTGGCAAGCAGAACATCCATACCAGTATAGATAGCAGCCATCTCACTAGATGGAATACCAGTCCTCAGCATGTATGGATCTACAAACCTATATTGGTCTTTCTTAAGTCCTACAGATTGTATTAAGTCAAGCATTTTGATTCCACCTAAACTGCCTAATGCATCAGTGTGTAGATAGAGGACTGCATCTGGGTGCTTTTGTGCAAACATAGAAAATGCCAAAATATTCTCACCGAACGCTTTACGGCATGGGTACACACCTTTATTAGCAGCATTCATACCCACCACGAATGCATCTTCTGGTACACGCATCATCTCGCGAGCAGTAATCTGCTCATCATCTCTAATAATAAAATCAGTTGGTTCGTACACACGTTCGATAGCATGTGGCACATACTCAGATGGAATACCCACATTCTCAAGCATCGCCTTGCCATACATGCTCATAGCGATAGGTGTCACGAAGTCTTGTCTTACCCATGCAGCGACATCTGGTGGTGCTGGCATGTGATCTATCGGTGTCCAGGCACCTATGCGCCAGTCAGAATATCTAGGTCCTTTGAATATCCACTGGTCGAATAGGGTGATCATGGCGTGCTCAGCTGTAGGGTCATGTCGATACCAGTCATACATGTGTGCAGGAATTACATCGTTGCTCCACTGATCATGTCCACGTGGATAAACTGGCACGTCACCATAGGGTGTAGGCCATGTAGATGCTGCCGCTTCTAAACCATAATTAGCAGCAATAGCGATATCGTATCCAGCCTTTTTAAATCGTGGTACTGCCT